AAGTGTAATGTCACCTATATCTGTTCCGTCAGAATCAGTAGAAAAAGGAAATTTTTCTATCGTATTATAATATGTACCTCCATTTCTTCCACCAGAAACATATCCATGAGTAGATGATTTTTGTCCTGTTGCACCATAACTAACTTGTGTTAAGTCGCCTACGTCTGTTGCATCAGCATCTGATGCATAGCTATATTTGTCAATTACGTTAATGGGCCCAGGCGAAGGGTATTGATAACCACCAGAAGCATAACCATAACTTGTTCCTTGAAATGTATAAGACTGAACATCACCAGTACCAGCTCCAACATTCGTCCAAACATTTGAATCTGTAGTAGCATCAGTCAAAATGAAAAACTCTCCTGAAGTACTATTTGCCCATTGTGTGCCTAAAGTTGCGTTAGTTGTTATGGTGGGATCACTTGATGATATTGTTGGCCCTGATACAATACCTGTAAGGTTAGAACCATCAATAGCAGGAAGAGCACCAGTTAGTTTACTAGCAGCAATATTTACAATATTATCATCTGTTACTTTTGTTACACTCATTTCTTATTTCCTTTTTTGTTATTGAATGTTAGTAATTAACTGCCCATCCGTGAAGCTGTGCTATCTTTGAAGATGCTTGTTGATTAGCCCACTCTGCTTTCATCTTAACCGCTGTGCCAGTATTCGACAGAGTAGTTTTTCCTAAAGGAATAACATTTGTCGTTCCGTCAAACGTAGTTGGACTACCGTAAGATGCAGCCTCTGTCCAATTGCTTCCGTTATCAGCTGAAAAGTAAGCTTTCAAATCAGTACCAATTGTGTTTGTACCTACACTATCTTTAACAAGTAAAGCACCCGTTACTTCTGAAACCGTTGAGTCAGCAGTCGATGCAGTTGAAACAAGTGAACCTGTTGCACTTAATGTTGTATTAGTAGCAGTTCCATAAGGTGCTGTAGGAGGCGTGAAATCTGAATCCCAACGGGCTACTCGTGAAATTCTTACTTCATCAATATGAGCATCTGCGTAATAACCCTGCACCGTAGTTTTTCTACCTATATAAAATTCATTTGTATTATTCGTCATATTAAGTGTTGATGTGGTTGTGTTTTCAGATGTGCCATTCACATAAAATTTCATTACCCCGCTTGACCTAACAACACACAAATGATACCACTGGGGAGATGAAACAGCTGTTGTAGTATTTACTGTTGCTCCACTTGAACCATCAGACATTTGAAACCTGATAATATTACCAGATGTTCTATACATTGAAAATGCAAATCCTGACCAAGTTGCGTCTGAATTAACTTTAGACAAAATACCATCTTCGTTACCTGCCCACGCAGCTGTTGGACGATACCAACACTCCATAGTGAAATCACCAGTTCCTAGATTAAATGCATCATCATCAGGAACGCTTAAATAATCACCAGTACCATCAAAGTACATTGAAGAAGCACCAAACTTTGATTGTGCCGTACTATGCTGAGAATCTCCACCAACTGTAACCGTCCTAGCATTCTGGCTACTATCCACAAAAGTCTGACTGCCATTAGTCGTATCACTCTGAACCAATAAGAGTGTATCATGGTCTGGCGTTGGTTCTCCGGTTGCTTCAATAATTGCTTCTATCTTGTTATGGTTTCCATGATGAGCCGTCAGGCTAGTCAATGTATCGTTTTGACCATACCCACCATTAGGATGTGTCCCTGAAAGATATTCTACAAGTACATTCCCACTTGTACCTTCATCCACACCAATAGCCCAAAATACAGTTCCCTTTTCAATTGGCACATTCAAAACAAAAGTTTTCTCACCCGCACTATTAAGATTTATAGTTTCCGAATCTGACCCAATTTGTGATACTGGGTTTGTGCCATCAGATGACCAAATTTCATAATGACCGTTAAAGGCCGTGGTGACGGAAGTAATATTAATTTTAATACCTGTAATATTCCCAGTTCGTGTGGCTTTGAATAGTGACCCCATATATTTAGCTGTAGAGACTCCATCACCCCAATTAGTGGAGGCTGAAGCAGTTTCATGGTAGTAACCATCACGCTGAATTTTTGCAGAGTCAGTTATTTTAAAGTTGTCGTAATCAGCTTCTTGTGGCCCCGGATCACCTGATGCAAACCGCATTGTCCCTGAATAAGTCGTGCCATATGTATGGACAACAACGTCATCATCATAGACTTTGATTGTTCCAGATACTCTTTCAATTTTAACAACCGAACCATCTGCAAAAGTATGCGTATCTGATTGTGCAGAAGAACCAATCATAAAATCAGTTACACTTTCGTCACGATACCAAAATGAATTGGTCATGCTACTCATTCCTGCCCGTTGGTCAGCGGTGCGAGTCCCATCCTCATCAATTGCATACACACCAAACTCAGACTGATTTGATTCCGCCAGCGTAAAAGTTATCTCGAAATCGCCATCAAGAGTTATAAGCGTACTAATATTATTATTACTTCCTGTAGCTTTCCAATACGCTCCTATCGAATGATCGCCAAGAGGATTACCAGCTACAGGATGTTCGCTGTTTGAGAATGTGTAATCAAAATCATTACTACTCAAAGCAATGTTTGTAGCAGTATCTAATTCTGAAGCAGAAGTTACATACTCATCAGAACTTACTAATGCATTTACAGAGTTAGTACTATCAACACCTGTTGAATCTTGAAAGTGGTCAATGAAATCATCAGTCAAGTTCATTGCAACTTTATTATCAACACTAGCCCAATGAAGAGCAAGAGTTGAAAGGTCTTGGTATTGTGATTCAAAATTAACGGACACACTAGCAGGCAATGTACCTGTTAGTTTAGAAGCGTCCATACTAACAATTTTTGGATTTGTTACTGAACCATCCCACAATGTATTTTCAGCAAGTGCCATGAAATAAACTAATACTTTCATACCAGTTGGGGGAGCTGTCGTAAATGTCAACGTAGTTCCGCTTACTGTATAATCAGTTCCCGGCTTTTGGTTAACACCATTATATGTAACTAAAAGGTCTTCTGGATTAGTTACTGAATGATTCAATGTAAGTGTAGTTGAACCATTACCCGTCATTACTTGATAGTCAATAGCATCTTGTGGTATTACAGATGATACTGTCATTTCCTGACCAAGATAAACTACGAATACTATATCACCTGTGGTTGGAGCTGCTGTGAATGTTAGTGTACTTCCAAGTACTGTGTAAGCTACGTTTGGTTCTTGGACAACACCGCCTACTGAAACTATTAGTCCATTTGCATTTGAAATATATGTTAAGTCAAATGCAACAGTTGAACTATCAGCCGTAAGGGTCTGCTTTTCCAATACACCATATTCAATATCTCTGCCTATGTAAGCCATTTATTTTATATCCCTTCCGTATTAATAGTTAACCGCCCAACCATGTAAGCGTGTCTCTTTTGTTCCTGATGCCTGATTTGCCCATTCTGCTTTCAATTTCATTTCCGTGCCAGATGTTAAACCAGTTGTCTTTCCAAGTTTAACCATTTTCTTTGAAGCACCATTGAAGTTGATAGCTGAACCATAAGAAGCAGCTTCAGTCCAGTTAGCACCATCATCAGCAGAAAAGTAAGCTTTCAAATCAGTACCGAGTGTAGCAGTTCCAGATGAATTCTCATAAACCATTACACCAGAAGCAGTTGTTGTTGCAGAGTCTGCTGTTGATGCTGTTGAAATAAGCGTACCTGTTGCGCTTGTTGTAGGAGTAGAAGCAGTAAAAGTTAAACTATCTATATCACCATCAAAAGGTGTTCCGTGATTAGTAAAAGTAAAACGCATATCTACATTACTTGTTTCAGGATAAGTATAAACTAAAGAAGAATTAATATATACTTTAACTTGACCAGATATTCTGGTGTATTTAACAACATCACCCGCATTTACACCGGCAGACATAACTCGTGCAGTACCAAAAGAAGAATATTGTGCATAAGTTCTGTTAGCTGCACTATTACCAGTAAACCAATACGAAACAGTCATGTTGTCCATTCCGCCGTAGGCTACACCTGCCCATGTACTATCTTCGGTTACAGGATAAAATCCCCATGCTTGATTATGCACACCAGTTGCTGTAAATTGAATTGTAAAATCACCAGTTCCAGAAGTCCATACGGATTTAATTCCATCATCTCCTGTTATATTATCAACACCACCAGAAGTAATAGTATAAGCACTAGTATCTCCTGTCCAATCACCAGAGCCTGGAGTTGTAACCGTATCCGCAGAATAAATACTACTAACATACTCACCAGTAGTATTACGGTCAACTGTTGTTTCCGTCAAGATTCCGCTATCACTTTCAAACTGGTCAATGAATACGCCAGGCAAGTTGAAAGATGCTTTGTTATCTGCAACTGCAACGTGTATACCAAGTGAAGCAATTGTTTGGTCAATACTAGTTGTGTCTACACCCATACCAGCAGGCAATGTACCTGTTAGTTTAGAAGCATTCATTCCAACAATTTTTGCGTCTGTTACTGAATTATCAGCAAGTGTTCCAATTGCAGCTGCTTTACCCAAATGATAAACAAGGATTCCCATACCACTATCAGGAGCTGTCGTAAATGTCAACGTAGTTCCGCTCACTGTATAATCTGTAACCGGCACTTGTGTTACACCATTCAGCATAACCATTAGTGATTGTGCATTTTCAGGTGCTGTTGATAGCGTAATAGGTGTAGTATCAGAACCATCACCAGTACCAGTTTGAAAAGTAATGCTCTCTCTTACACCAGAAGCTGTAGTTAGCTCTTTTCCGAGATATACTGCATAGGCAACTAAACCGTTTGCAGGAGCAGCAGTGAATGTTAGAGTTGTACCTGATGCAGTATAAGCTACATCGGGTTCTTGAATAATACCACCAACACTAACCAATAAACTCTTTGCATCTTTAACACCACTATCCAAAACAAATGCAGTTGTTGAGCCGTTAGTTGTGAAGGACTGCTTATCCAATACACCATATTGAATATCTCTTCCTATGTAAGCCATTTAATTATCCTTTTTAATATTATTTATTATTTGGGTTATCGTTTAATGTTAGATTAGGAATTAACATCTTCTAAGATTGAACAGACAACATCACAAGCACCTGAAGCTGTTACACGAATACTATCGCCAGTTTCAAGGATAACTTTTTGTCCTGAAATAACCTGCAATGAACTACCAGATGGGATCGGAGCATCTTTAACAATAAATGCATCGGTACTTGCAGAACTGTCCAGTACTTCAGCAGAAGCTGTAACAGCACTTGCTGTTGTATTTGCAATATCCAACTCTAGGATAATACTATCCTTACTAGCGGGTGCTGTGTATACAGTCGTTACTGAAGTTACACCTACTGATTGTACGCCTTTGAAATCATTAGCCATGGTTTTGTTCCTTTATTATAGATTGTGTTATCTGTGGTTAGTGTTACGGAGTTTTACTGAACTCATTACCATTATTTATAAGTATCTCTCACTCCAATTCATTGTAAAACAAACTTTTTTCTTTTATTTATAAATCTTTTTTTATCCTAATGCAATTGCAACTGCAACTGCGAAACCCTCTGTAGCACCTGATGATACAGAGGTTGTATTTTCCCATTTGGATGTTGCTGAATTGTATACTAATTGTTGTCCATTACTAGGAGTAGTTATAGTGGTATCATTCATTTCTTCTAGGGTATTTTCTGTGCTGACCTGTGCATCAACATATGCTGTTGTTGCAAGTTTAGTTGAATTATCACTTGGGGATTGAGTTGTACCTGTAATTGTTCCTGCGATACTACCAGAACCAATAATACCATTACTGTTTAAATCTAAATTACCACCTAATTGTGTTCCAGCAATAGTTGTAACTGTTAAAATACCAGTAGCAGAAATATTACCAGTACCAATAATGTCATTACTGTTTAAATCTAAATCGCCACCTAAAGAAGGGCTTGTATCAGATACAATATTTATTGCACCTATAAATCCACCTAGAGCAGTAATTGTTCCAGTAGCAGCAATCGTTCCAGTAGCAGAAATATTACCAGTACCAGTAATATTTTTATTGTTTAAATCTAAATGACCACCGAGTTGTGGCGTTACATCTTCAATAAGATTTTCCATATCATCACTATCAGTAGCAACAACTTCATTGATAGCAGCAACAAGGCTTGATTTATCTGTAGTAGTTAAACCACTTAAATCACCAGCATTAGCTCCTACACCAAATACCAAAGTGCCCAAATTATTATTTTTTGTTCTCCACTCGTCAAAAGTGTCTGATAAATTTACTGTAATGCTAGGCATTTATTTTACTCCTAAGAACGACATAGTATTTATTATTTGTTTACCATCTATAAGGCTTATCTGCAAATGGATAGTCAGGGTCTTCATATTTTACAACTGTTTCATCGTAATATTTTGAATCTGGATTATGTTGTGATAGAGCATCAGACGTATCCCACATATCAAACCATGTACCATGTTCATTATAATGCTCTTCGTTCCAAACAAACCTATTAGGCCCACCATTCAATCCTGTTGGATAAGGAATAGGGGGTTCATATCTAAATGTTTCTGTATTAAAAACAAAACTAGGAAAAGGTGTTGGAGGAATGAATGCATCATTATCCCTATCATAAGTATAGTCGAGTCCTGCAAAGTTTTTTCTTATTGCTGGTTTACTATCTTCTAATCCAGTTTCAGGATCATAATGTTTTCCACCAAAGGTATTATAAGATGTCTTAATCCATTCTCCACCAAGACCATCATCATAGTTATCTATAAAACTTTGGGATGCTGCTATTACATTAACTACTTTATTATCTATAACTTTTGCAAAGTGTGCCATTAAATATTTTCTCCTATAATTATAATGGAAATGGTGCTCTAATAACAACAATGCCTCTGCCACCTGTGCCGGGGTTTGAGCCACTACCAGAACCATGTCCACCACCACCTGTATTTATTACACCATCTGCTACGCCGGGTGAAGTGCCTGGGTTTCCACCGCCACCGTTACCACCGGCAGATTCTCCACTATTTCCAGAAGTATTTCCACCACCGCCTCCGCCGCCTCCAGCATAGAATACAGCAGAACCAGTTCTAAGGTCATTTGATAATCCAACACCACCAACGCCTGAACCACCACCATTACAACCACCACAGCCGGGACAACCACCGAATGCATTAGCATTAGCACCAATTCCACCAGCACCACCGCCTCCGCCTCCACCCGTGACTGCTCCACAACTTGAACCTCCACCTCCGTTATTTCCTTGTCCAGCAGTTCCTGCACTACCACCCGCACCGCCGGGTTGGGCTGGATGTCCACCACCAGAACCAGAACCACCAATACCAGTATTTGTTCCTTTGAAACCTCCACCAACAGCATCAGTTAAACCAGTAATTCCTGTAGTATTATTAAATCCAGAAGATGTTTGAGTACCGCCACCACCTACAATAATATTAAATAAGCCGGGACTTACTGCTAAAGCATTTTGTACTACCATTCCACCAGCACCACCACCGCCATGTCCAGCTCCACCACCACCGCCTCCGGCAACTGAAAGAACATCAACGGTAACTGCGTTAGAACCAGTAATTTCAAAAGTACCAGACTCTAAAAAAGTATGAATTTTGAAATTAGACCTAAAGGTTTCAGTACCACCGAAAGTGCCGGGGTCTACCAAACCTACTGTACCAGTATGTCTACCTTGATTTATAAATGCCATAACTTATTCCTTATTATATTATGCAAATTCTAAAATTACAACTATTCCAGAACCACCCTGATTCGCGCGATTTATATTACCATTACCACCACCTGGCGTTTCTCCCCAAAAAGAAGTTCCTGGCGTAGGGCCTGCACTTGATGCTGAACCCCTCATTTGCACACTTCCACCTGTACCTCCTCCACCGCCGGGATTCCCAGCAGCAAAAGCAGTAGTATCATTTGGATTTACACCACTACCACCATTTACACCACTAAGTCCACCGCCACCACCAAATGCAGTTGCGTGTGTTCCAAATGTAGAAGCTTCTCCAGCAGAACCGTTCGAGAGTCCAGAAGGATTGCCGGGGCTGTTTAGTGCATTACCCAGAAAGTTGCCACCACAACTACCAACTGTAACAGTTTCACTTACGATGTTGGTTACATCAAGAAACCCCATTACTGTTCCGCCACCACCACCATAGCCCCGAATTATTGCCTGAGCTGGGTTTGCTTGAGTACCATCACCATTATGAGAGAATATGCCATCACCACCACCACCACCTGTTACGAAATATAATACTCTTGTAACACCAGCAGGTTTTGTCCATGTATGTGTTGTAATATTAGGCCCTGAAATGCCATTTCCAGTTCCATTTGCACTAACTACAGAACCAAATGTTTGTATACTAACAAGTGATGTACCACCACCACCAGTTAATGTGGAAGCTGCTGTAGCAAATGAAAGAACACCAGAACCATTAGTTTGTAGAAATTCTCCAGCTGCTCCATCTGCTTGAACACTTAATTGTGTAACACCAACTGCATTGTTAGCAATCTTAGTTCCATCAACTGCACCAGCTGCAATTTTAGTACTAGTAACTGCACCAGCTGCAATCTTAGTTCCATCAACAGATAATGATGCAAGCTTTGCAGTTGTTACATTTGCATCAATAATATTTCCTGTGCGGACTGAATTATCAGCCATCTTTGCTAGTGTAATATTTCCATCAGTAATTTTATCTGTGGTTACACTCAAACCAGCTATCTTATTAGAAGTTATACTACCATCAGCAATCTTACCAGAAGTAACATTCAAATCTGAAATCTTAACTGTAGTTACAGCATTAGTTGCTAACTCTGGTGTACCTACTGCCTGTGCAACTATCTGTGTATTTGCAAGATTACCAGATACATCACCTGATAATGTCATATTGGATGCTGGTGTAATAAACTGTAAATTACCAGAACCATCAGCTGATAAAAGTTGTCCACCCGTTGAAGGTGCAGTAACATTTAATTCTGTAAGTCCAACAGCATTAGTTATAATTTGTGCATTACTAATTGAACCAGATAAATCACCACCAAGTTGCATATCATTATTAACATCAATGGATTGAAATGACATATTACCAGAACCATCAGTAGTAAGAACCTGTCCATTACCACCATCTGATAAATTCAATTGAACAATACCAACACCACCACCAGCAGCAGTACCAACAACATTACTCATATCCTCTTTTGCTAAAGGATGTCCGCCCTGTGTATTACCATCATGGCACACTAAGGTATTCTTAGTTGTGTCTTGTGTTATCTCGCCTTCGGCACCAGCAAATACACTATGATTTGCTGTTGTACCTCTTCGTCTTTGTACTAATTTAGCTGGCATAATATTTAACCTTATGTTTTTTTATTATTTATACTCTAGTCTTTAACATGAATCTTAAACCTCGACCTGCTGTAGTATTACCTATCTGTATTACCTTAAAAGTTATTCTATCACCTGATACAAAACTGTTCGTTGTTAATGTTCCGGCAGTAAGAGTAGAAGCACCAGATGCAAACGCAGGTTTAGAAGAATAAATACTTGTTCCATTTTTTTCTACATCACATATAATTGGCTGTCCTGCTGATACAGTACTAACAAATCCAACTTCACCATCAAACGAACCTGTACGAGCCATAACCATTTCACCATATATTTGTACGACAACATCTACTGGTAATGTTGCGGTATCAAAACCAGCAATAAAAGATATATCGTAAGGCAAACCATCTGCATTAATATTCGTTAATGCTGAACCATCAATAGCAGGAAGAGCACCAGTTAGTTTACTTGCAGATACAGTATCAATCTTTGCATCTGTTACATTTGCATCAACTATTTTTATTGTAGAAATTGAATCCGTTGCTAATTCTGTTTGTCCAACAACTCCAACTGACAATTGTAAATTACCAAGAAATCCAGTTAAATCACCACCAACTTCAATTTCTGTAGATGGATTTTTAAAAATTAATGTTCCACTACCATTAGTAGTTAATACTGAACCAGCAGTTCCATCAGGAACATTTAGTTCATTAATATTAATAGTATTAGAATTTATCTGTGCATTTGCGATTGTACCAGTTAAATCTCCACCAATCGTTTCATTAGATGCGCCAGGAAAACTTACGAAACTCAAAACACCAGCACCATTTGTTTGTATTACTTGACCAGCCTGGCCTGGACTATTCGTGATGTTTAACTGAGAAGCACCGACAGTATTAGAAACATTACTCATGTCCTCTCTTGCTAGTGGATGTCCGCCAACCGTAGTATTATCATGTACCACTAATGTATCTTTAGTAGAATCAACCGACAGTTCCCCATCCTCACCCGTAAAAGTATTATGCTCTACGGTAGTGCCTCTTCTAAATTGAACTTGCTTAGCCATATTGTTTTCCTATTTTTATATCAATCATTATACTCTGCAATTTAACATAAATCTTAAACCTGCACCAGCAGTACCAGAACCAATTTGAGTAACTCTAAAAGTTAATTTTTGTCCGGCAGTAAAATTAGAAGTACTTAATGTACCAGCCGTCATTACTGTACTTCCAGCAGCAAACGTAGGTTTAACAGAATAAATACTTGTTCCATTTATTTCTACATCACATATAAGAGTTGAACCTGTGGGTGCAGTTTCTATAACTCCAAACTCACCATTAAACACACCAGTTCTTGAAGTAACCATTTCACCATATATCTGTGCAACAACATTTATTGTTAATGTTGCAGTATCAAAACCACCGATAAAAGATATATCGTAAGGCAAACCAGTTAATGCACTACCATCAATAACAGGAAGAGGCCCAGTTAACTTACTTGCAGCCATACTAAAAATTTTATCATTAGTTACATTTGCATCAACTATTTTTATAGTTGTTACACTATCCGCAGCAAGTTTTGCTGCTGTTACTGATAAATTTGCAAGTTTATCAGTTGTCACATTTAAGTCAATAATTTTAACAGTTGATACAGAGTTAGTTGATAATTTTGATTGAGTTACATTTGCATTTAAAATCTTGGAAGTGATTACAGAATTTGTTTGGAGTTGTGCGCTACCAATAGAAATGTTAGATAACTTTGCTTGTTGAATAGTACCATCAGCAATCTTATCATTCGTTACACTTAGACTTGCAAGTTCATTATTGCCAACTGCACCAACAATGATTTGAGCATTTCCTACCGTACCCGATAAATCACCACCAATAGTAGCAGAAGAAACATCTGATATTTCAACGAAACTTAAAACACCAGAACCATTTGTTTGTAATACTTGTCCTGCTGCTCCATCATTGAGATTTAATTGTGCAACACCAACACCACCGCCTGTTGGAGTACCACTAACATTACTCATGTCGGCTCTTGCAAGAGGATAACCTGTTGGTTGTCCTTCAGCAAATGGTGTATTATCACCGTCATGTACCCTCACTGTTTTATCAGTAAGGTCAACCGTTATTTCACCAGCAGCGCCAGGAAAATTATTATGATCTGTCGTTGTACCTCTACGTCTTTGTACGATTTTAGCCATTTTGTTTTCCTAATAAGGTCTTTATCATTTCTTTAAGTTCTGCTATATCATTCTTCATATTATTTATATCATCAATTTCCTGTTGTTTTTTTTGTCGTGCCAGTTTATAATTTTCTAATCCTCTTCTATCTGCATTAAGAACAGCCTTAGAATTTGGATCACGGACATATTGTGTTTCTTGTATTTTTATATTTTTCATATTATTATGCTAATGCTATAGCTCTCAAATCTTTTATCAATGGAACATTTGTTGTGTTAGGTGATGTCATAACAATTTTAACTGCAAATGTTTTAAAGGTATCATAGTCAACTCCACTAGAGTCGTAAGTAGTGTTTGCAGTAGTTGGTGAAAATTCAAGTTCTAGGTATTCTCTATTATTGATAGAAGCAGAAACACTATTAGAATTTGATGTTTCACCCATTATTACCCAAGGTCGATTATCAAAAATATCCCCATCAAACTGTGATAAGACTTTGTAATAAACATAAATCTTAGAACCAGCTGGACGATTAGCAGTTAAAAATACTTGTAAATCTGAAGCATCAAATCCGTCTTTCAAATTTACCCGTCTTGTAAGATACCGAGCAATAGAATCACCACCATTTGCATTTGTTTCATTTGTAGCAACATTATTAATAAGGTTTTCAATAGTAATTACACTATTCCTCACTGTATCAATAACAGGACTAATAAATTTACTCTGTGAAGTTAACTGTGCTCTTTCCTCATAACTACCAGCATTTACAGTAATTTTTTTCTGTTCATCTAAAATATAATTACTATTTTGAATGATAGGTCTATAATCAGTATCAAAAGTATCAGCACCCTCATCTGTTAATTTAACACCCCATGCTATATTAGTTCTATTTATTCTTACTTCTTGCGGAATAATTTGAAGAATATCAGCCTTGAATTCTGCTGTTGATGTTCCGTCTTTAAACACAGCGTTTGCATTATTTCCAATAGCAAATTCTGCAATATTAATATTAAATGTTAAATCTTGATTTTGTTCTGGTGTCCACGTTGAAGCATTCTGTGATTTAAAAAATACACCAGCATAAGGTTGTTCTGAAATTTTTCTATTCGTACCTATAATATTTTCACCAAGCTCAGCAATAAATGCTTCATATTTTAAACTATTACTTATTACAACAATTGCATACTCGCCAGGTTGTAAATAAACCAAAGATGGAAATGTAAACTTAGTTGCAACTGAAGCATCATCACTTACATTAACGTCAGCAGGAAATTTATTAACATCAGAAAATGGAACAACAGTCTGTGCAGGATAACCATTTAAAGTATCCCGAATCTGTAATGTTACTGGAAGTCCATCTTCGTCTTTTGTCTTAAAAAATAATTCAACATCTGTTAAGAATACTCCATCTGGATACAATGCAGCATCAACCAAAAATGTTTCAGCCAATGGATCAATCCAACCAACAATATTTCTTCGATTGAAAGTATTTGTAGTAGTTCTAAAATCTGTAGCAGTACCTTGTGCAAATTGTTGTATTCTAGGAACTCTTGTAGACACTACAACATTTTCTCTTGTCTGCAATAATCCCTGTGCTTGATAAACAACTTCTGCATAAGTTGAAGCTTCAATTAGATTTGCTGAAGTATTATCTACTAATAAGAATTGTCTTTCACCAGTTCTAAATCTAAGAGCATCTGTGTTTGGAATTGTGAAAGTCAATCCGTTAATTGAACCACCATCATCTGTAAATATATCACCACCTAAACTTCCACCACTCGGAGTACAATTTGCTGAAACAGCTTCTCCATCAAAGAAAGCATACACCCTTGTATTAGGTTTCATTCCTGTTACAGAAACCGTTACATCTCTTGAGCGAATAAATGGAATAACAGAAACATCAACCACTCTATCACCAATGCTGTTTCTTACAACATCAGAACCCGTGATTTCATTTCGGATACCAAGTCTTGTTTGTGTTATTGTTTGTTCAATAGTTTGTGTTGCTCTAATGGCTGCTCTACCACCACCACCATCAGCCCTTCTACTTCCGGCCACTTCTCCAATTACAGTTTCACGACCAGTATTAATTGTTTGCCAATCATTGAATTGTGTACCAAAGGATAGACCAACCAAACTTTCCCATGCATCATTTTCACCTTGAAGGTTTACAACAACCTCTGGATTATTTGTAGTATCAATCCAGTTATCATTAGGTGGCGTTAGATCAACTGTACCAACCCACGCTAATACTGCAAATGGATTTAAATTAACCGACCTACTTGCAACTGGCTGAGATACAAAAGATGCATTATCATAAGGTAAAGTAATACAGTCACCCGTTTTCCTTACACCCGTTGAAGATGATTCATCATAAATAACATCGGTAATATTAGAAGTAAATCTCGGCCGTAATATTTTTTCATCAAAATCAATTGAACATTGATAATCTGCACTCAATACATTTCCAACACTATGGCCATTAAATCCATCAACCAAAAATCCATTCTTAAATCTATCCAAACCAGCAACATCTTTAATAACTATATTTTCAGCATCTTTTTCTAATAATGATAATGATGTATAATACTCAACATTAGAAAGTCTCTTTTCTAACTTACCGATATCTCTCATCGTATATCGTTTGTTCTCAATATACTCTGCTCTAACATCCTTTGCACTAAAAGTAAAAGCAGGAATAAAAATTGTATAGAGGTTCATTGTACCATCAAGTCTTGCAGGAGGGGTTGTGTTTAATGAAGATATACCTTTATTATTTCCAAACTTTCTCTCTCTACTTAAATATACTGTATCAATTCTTGGAAGGTAATAACTAAAGTCAGCTTGCCAGTTTGAGTTTGGTACTGGAAGTTCTATATTTTCTATAGTTGTTCCACCATCAGCTCGTCTAGGTCTAAAATCTACACAATCTCGTAACTCAACTTCAATACCTGTAACTGGACTTGTATACTTTGGAATATTATTAAAACCAATAGCTGCACCATAAGAATCAACAGAAAGATAACCTACACCTGTATGTGTAAAATGGTCAAATACGATTGCAGTTTGACCAGTAGGTGCTGTCCCTCCTGCTTTTAATTTTATACTACCATGCTCATAAATATTATCTCTTTGTCCATCATCTAATTCATATTGTGTGGTAATATTCGTATCACCAGTTGCGACAGAACTAACAACTTTTGTAAAATTTGATGTTGCACCAGTAACATTCTCTGCAACAAAAGTTCCAGATACAGGAACATAAGTAACAGAAGTAGTTCCACCAGCACCAAGAACAACAGTCCCTTTAGCACCAGAAGTAAGGCCTGTTATTGTTTCGCCAGGACTTAAAGTATCAGAAGTATTTCCAACAGTAAGTGTAGGTAACACTGCTGCATTATTAATATCTCCAGAATCATAAACTGCTTTCAATTTCCAAATATCAGATTTGTTAAGAGAATCAGAAGTTGTAGATACAGTACTCGGTGCAGCTTTTGTTTCCACGACATTACCTACTAAGTTCTTTATCCTCTCCTGCTTACTATCAACATTAATAGTTGCAATAATATCTGCTGTAAAATTTGTATTTACATTAGCATTAAGTGTTGCAGTAGTATTCTGTGGGCCATTAACTTCTATAGTTCCACCAGTATCAAATGGAACGATCTGACCTGCGACAAACGTAGATGTACCAGCACTTTTAATTACTGCTAAATATCCTTCTCTCTTATTAGTTGCACTTAATACACCCGTACCAAAAAATGTTTCAGATGCACCAGCAGTAGCTATAGTAGCTTGTCCAGAAGTAAATGCTACAGATTCAAAAACTCTTTTAATTGTATAACTTGTATCTATTACATCATTAAGTCCACGAATAGTTTGAACGGTATCTTGTGGTAATTTAAATACTAATGTATTATCAGAAGTTTCAAACAACTTTGCATCACCGGCAGAGGCTGGAGAGCTGCCAGGAACTTTACCAGTATCATCAATGTTAGCTGACGATTGAATTACAACAGGTGTCACTGAAGAATCTACAGGTACTACAAGTGATTCAACAGCTGCAAAATTAGAACTAGTCATTGTTAAATCATAAAGATATAAATTAATAATTCTTGATGTACCAGAACCAGAAGAAAAATCAATACTTCTTACTTTTGCTGTTCCAATTATTGTATTTGCATATGTTGTTGGATTAGTCAATACTACACTAGAACTTGTTACACTATGAAGGTCTACTGTTTGGTGTGTAGAAATATTAAATAACCCATTAATTTCTTTTGTGATAACAAAGTTACCATATTGCATTAACCTATCAAATCCATTTACGTTTACTACTTCTCTTGCTTTATCTAACCTAATATCGGAAGAAATTATTGTTTCATACTCAAGACCTTCAATGAATGCTTTGCCTGGGTCTAACCTTACAATAAATTTTGTAGCATCATCGGGATCATCTCTAAGTTGAACATTAAATGAACGTACAGTATAACTTCCCGATTCATCAAATGTTCTACGAGCAAAAGTATTTTCTAATACTGAATAAATAGGAACTTGAATATCTTTTTCTTTTATACCTTTATTAATTCTAAGCAATTCATAAAAATCAGTATCGTCTGTAGAAGTCAATACTTTCTTCGCAAGAGTCAATGATAGTTTCAACCTATCTGCGCCAGGTGCTGCAAAGTTAGAAGAGCCTTGTGAATTATCAAGTAAGTTTAAATCGTCACCAGAATTAATAATAGTTTCTGTAGCAGTAATTCCAATTTTATAACTTGGGTCATTAAAATATTTATCTAAAATAATTGTTTGTTGTGGTGTTTTAATAAAATTTCCATTAACATAAAAAACACCTTCTGCAATAGAAGCAGAACTACCTTTACCAACAGCTGTTGCCAAAGTACTGGTAGCAATAGCAGTAACACCACCAGCTGGTGCATTTGCAATAGTAACCGTTGGGGCTTCTGTATAACCAGCACCTTTTTCCATTATAGTAATAGAAGTTACTATACCACCACTGATGGTTGCAGCTGCAGTTGCATTAGTTCCACCAGCAGGTGCGTTTGCAATAGTAACCGTTGGAGCTTCTGTATAACCAGAACCACCTCTTGTAATATTAATAGTTTGTATGTTTGTTGGTGTAGAGTCAACTACAACAGCAGATATACTCAAATCAGAAGAGGCAATTCTCTCTCCTGCAAGGAAAACAGCAGAGGTATCCCTAACAGCATTAGCTTCAGCACCAACACCATTACCACCAACCAATGTAACAGTTGGTGTCGTAGTATATCCTGTACCCTTATTCGTAACATTAATAGCAATAACAGAGCCACTATTGACTACTGCTGATGCAGCTGCACCAGAACCACCACCACCTGTTATCATAACAACAGGCTCAGTTGTGAAACTGTTTCCACCCAAAATTACATCAATACTTTGAACCTTATCCGTTGTAGAAACACCAGAAATATATTTAACATATAATGTATTTGGATCGCCTGTAGTAGTATCTATTGCCGAATTTCCTAAAACAAGTGCTTTAGTTCCAGACTTACTTCCAATAATAGTTTTTCCACTAAAACCAGCTACGTTAATATCCACACTATTATATTGTGGTTTTAATTTAACATATTCATATTCTAAATTTAGAACAAGTTCTCCACCAGTAACCCTACTGCCATTTTTAAAAACATGGTCGCCAAACTTCTTTACTTGATCTCTTAAAATGGATTGTTGGGTAGTGAGTTCTCTAGCCTGCACAGGAAGTGCTGGTTTATATAATACTTGATGAAAATTATCATTATCATCAAAGTCATCAAAATAGGGACTTTGATTTGTATTTATTGTAATTTTATTCGACATAGTAACCTTTATCTTTTTTTATTATTTATATACTAGAATTCTACTACTAGTTTAATATCTTCAGTTGAATCTGATGCCCTGTATATCGGAGTTCTAAATTCAGTATAAAGAAATATTCCGCTATCTTCCTGTACTTCACTTTTTTGATAAACTGTTCCAGTCGCCAATGGATTTCCGCTAGTGTTTAATTTTGGATTAACCATAATATGTACTTTTCTAAAATCATCATTGATAGGAATATCTTCTCCTTCAAAACCAATCAGTCGTACATTCATCATAACAAATGCTCCACCTAATTCCGAAACTGCATTTTTTCCATGACCGCCGGGAGGACTGATTACTACTTCCAATGTAGCATTAACACCACCACCATTTGTCACTACAGCTGTTCCAGAACGATAACCAGTACCGGCAACATATACTACTACTTCTTCTACAACACCACCCGTAATTTTTGATACAGCTGCTGAAGCAGGAGTTGAACTATCACTGGACGTAATAGTAACAGCAGGGAAAACAGTATATACACTTGTTTGGTCTGGTACTAAATTGGCATCCCAATCTGGTGAAATTGTTGCGGTTCGAGTAGCACCTGTATAATTTGTAATTGTTCTGAATTGTCCAGACCCTTTTCCACTAGTAATTCGGACTATCATATTATCATAAAAATTATCAACTTCACTTGCTGGAGTTGAACCACTATCTGCTAAAGGAATTGTATTTGCTCCACCACCAGCTCTTGCTGTACCAGCATTTGTTTTATATCCAGTACCACCAGCTGTAACTTTAATATATTCTAAAGCACCATCAACTGCTGCATCCTCTACAGTTTTTTGTGTGGTATTATTACTAGCTGGAGATTTCACAGGCAACCAATCAGTAGTAACATATTTTAACACATCTGCTTGTAATACTTCAAACATATATTTCCATCTATAACCATCAGAAGTAGGAATTATACCAGTACCAGAACCAGTTGGTTTAATTACTGATTGAGCACCATTACCATTGCTTATACATTTGTAAACTCTATAATCTTCAGTAAAAATATAAAATGGTTTTTCTAAGGTACTTGTAGCAGAATTATTATTATCAATAATATCGTTCCGTGTATGTGAATATTCACGATATACAGTCCCAGATTCCCAATCGTATCTAGCAATTACATGAGAAACACTAGAAGATGGTATTTTTTTCAAAGCTAAAAGGTCGTTCCAATGTATTCCCGGCGATACACTGGTATCGTCAGGAGTAGGAACAGCAGTATCACTAGGACTAGTTTGACTATATTCCCCCAAACTTGCACCATTCCAAGGATCATTTTTACCAATTGCTACATAAATGTTATTCGTTATAAAACTAGAAATAAAATTATCAGCTTGGTATTTTCTAAAACTATTATTGATTATTGCACTCATATTCTAATTCCTTTAATATTGTTTGTTACTTGTTTTATATTTATAATACTTTTTAGAGAAATTTAAATTTAATTTATCCAATTTGGGTGAATGGTAAAGATGTACTCTCTGTACCACTATTATATTGAACTACCATAGAATCCACTACTTTTTTTGTTTTTAACCCAGCAAAAAGCACAAACTCAGCAATTTCACGTTCACTATAATTTTCTATTGGATTATTAGTTGTTATCTGTCTAACTGCTGTAGCTGTTGCATTTGAGCCACCACCACCAGTTATTGTGACTGTAGGGTGATATTCATATCCAGAACCAATATCATCAATATTAATTGAGATCACTACTCCACCTGAAATAACAGCAGTAGCCAAAGCACCTGAACCATTATCTAATCCATTACTTGATTTTGTAATGGTAACAGTAGGAGCAGAAGTATAACCAGAACCACCATTGGTTACGGCAATTCTACCAATACCTTTTACTGTATCTAGTGCTTGACTAAATCCACCTTGACTATTAAATTTTTGTCTATCAATTGTTCTTCTTAATGGGCCAAGGCGTAATTGAGTAACACCATTCGGGTCTTGGAATACCCAACCAAAATCATCAGTTTCATTATCATTTAAATCGGTTACTAATCCATCATCTTCATTTCTAGTTGGGTTTGTGATAGTAAATAAATAATCATCATAACCACCCAATGTTGAAAGTTTTTGAACACCCAAATCTTGTTCGTATGTTTGACATTTAGTTGGAAGAATATAAAAAGTTTCTTGAGTAACAAGATTATAATCTTCACGTTGCAATGGAAAATCACCTGAAACATTATTATCTGTAATAGAACCGAAATTAGTAGGTGAGGGTATTCCAGTAGTGAATGGAAAACTACCGTCACCAACAAAACCAGTTGAAGCAGGTATCGGTATTCCAGCTGGTTCTATAATCAAACCAGAGTTTTCTTCTGTAGTAACAGCCTCACCTAAAGTAACAGTTTGATAATCTTCATTTGGATTAGGTTCTAAAGCTACTGATTCAGTTATAAATCTATAGTCTTCTACGTTTGGTGTCAATTCTATAAAACCATAATCATCACCAGTAATATTTTTTCTTTGATCTTGTTCGTCATCACAAGTTTCTAATCTTAAATCTAATATACGTCCAACTGGAATCAATGCAGGTTCTATTGTTCCATCGTGAAAAACAATAGTATATCTATCTCTCTGTACAACATTAACAATACTTAAAGGAAAACTTATATTAGATACTAATTGAAAATTTCCAAATAGTGCTAGACCTGCTGGATGAGCAACCCGCTTAACAATTTCTCTCCACCTGTTGATTGACTCACCAGATGTTATAACATAAGAAAAAAGTTGATAATAAAAACTATCTTGTAAATGTTTATCCGAACTTAAAAACCCATCATTGTTTATAAACTTCTCTCCGCCCTCACTAGAGTACCCACCAATAGTAGTTGTACCAGTTGCAGTACTATCACCCAGATTAGTAAAGTCTAATGTTGGAGCTGTCAAATATCCAAATCCATTACTAATTATATTTAATGATTTTACTCCACCAATATTAGAATTTGTTAAGGTAAAAGCAATAACTGCATTTGTACCTGAACCACCCGATACAACTGGAAGTCCAGTATAACCTCTACCAGAATTTTCTATATTTAATTGAATTATAGTTCCACTAGCATCAACCTCTGATACAACTAGACTTGCTGTTCTGCCATCAGTTGCTAACTTATTGGTATTATCAATAGTTAATTTATCACCAACCTTATATCCAGTACCACCACTTGTTATAACCACCTCTTTCAAAGAACCAGTATAAACTTCTGCAATTCTAATAAATCCACCAGAGCCAGCATTACTTGTAATAGGTATAGCATCACCAACACTATATGAAGTGCCAGGATTTGTTATAGTTGTATCTATAATCATATTTCCAGAACGAAAACTACTCACCCCGTCCGAAATTATTTCATTTTGCCAGAATGTTCCAAGTACCTCAGAAAGAAACATAGTAGAGACTGTAAACTGACCGATGTTTTCTTTAGTAATGGATTCTACTATAGCTGTAGCACCAGACAATTGACCTGTAATTCTCTTTCCAATTAATTCATATACACCATCATTAACAGTATTATCTAAAACTCTAATGATTTTATCTTTAGAATATTTTCCATCTGATACTCTAAGAATATCTTCTCTTGGAAAATAAAAAGTAATCTCTTGTTTATATAATAACCTAAAAAGAAATTGAAAAGATTTCTCACTACCTTTAGTTCTATAAAAATCTCTAAGATGTTTTAGAACAAATGGTTTATTTGCATTTGCAAATACAGCCTCTGGAATATCCTCACCAAATTGTTTCTTGAAGTACTGTAGGAAATCATCGACAGTCTTATCTACATTAGCATAGTTATCAAGACTACCTATAATTTCATATGGCTTACCTTCTTGCTCCATGTACTCATAATATGCTTCCATGAAATCAACAAATAATTGATGATCTTCTTTTACAAAAGCAGGGAGTTGACCTTCTACCTTTGCACTTATCCTTTCGTGAAACTTAGGATGTATTGGATGATTTGGATTTACAGTTGTCATATTAAATTATTGTTTCTGCTACCATATTGATAGTAATTGATGATGCTTCGTTTGCATCATATGTAATAATCTGTTCTCTCAACGGAGTAATATCACTATTGTTTAACTCAGGCGTAACATTAAATCTTATACTAGAAGAACCATCAGTAATCGCTAATGGTCTTAAACTACCTAATTGTATTTTACCAGTAGTATAATCAATTGTTCCCTGATTGGTAGAACCATCAGATTGTATCAGATATTCTTTAGGAGTATCAACAACACCATTAGTAGTCTTTGCAGCCTTAATGTTTCCAAGTGAATCGTCAACTAATGAATATGTATTTCCATCAGTTCCAGTAAATGATGTTGAAGTAATACTGCCCTTCTCTATTGCATTAGTAAAATATAAAGTATAAGTCTGTGGAACATTTAAAGTTTCTGGAGCTATTCTTTGTTGATACTTAATAAGTGTCTTATTGTTTCTGATAGAATTATTTGTATTATCAATATCTTGTACTAGTTGTGAATGACGAAACTTCTGGTCAAATTTTTCAAGATTGGTTTGTAAATAATTTTCAATAGAACTATTAATATTAATTTTCAAAGTATCTTCATCTGTCAGATTAGTAATAGGATCATAATTTATTGTACTATCAATAATAAGATAAATGAAAACAGGATTAACTATAATTGGTTCAACAGTAACAACATTAACCCTTTTTAAAATAGAATTCTTAATAGAACTTTTTGTTGTTTCACTAAGAACATTATTCCCCGTTAATTTAACAGCAATAAATACTCTCCCATATTGTACTGGGTCAGCATCTTCACCACCGTAAACTGTTACTGATTCTATATCAGGACGCTCTTGTAAAAGTATTGCTTTATAATCATATTTAGTTGTAGCTCTATTTTGTGTTTGATAAAGTTTTGGTGCTTGGAATTTTAAAGATTCTATACCCTGTGCATCTGCACCACCCGTAGCACTCTCATTCGTTGTCAAAGTATATTGTGATGATGACAATTGAGCAACACTACCAACAGCTGTAAATGTTGAAGCAAAATTTCCACCAGTACCATTAGTCACGATGTACTCAATAAAAACAACATTACCGTCTGATAGTTGTCTACCAACAGCACCATCACCAAATGTTATTTCATATTTTCCACCTTCTACTTCTTGAAGAAAATAAACTCTATCAGTTCCTTTAATAGTAGTTACATCAATAGCATTACCATCAGCAAATGTAAAAACTTCTGAATCAGTAGAAGATTTTTGAACATTAACTGTAATAGTTGATATATCTATACTTGGATTAGGTAGAACAAATCTTTGTGTGTCATCTGCACCAACAACCGAATATGCTTTATTTAAAATTCTTCCTTCAATAATTTCTAATCCCGTAACTGAATATGTTCCAGTAGATGACCGCGGAATAGTTGTTGTTTTATTTGTTGCATAGGTATAAGCAACACCATCAATACTTGAAGTAAACTTAGTATTTTTATCAATCGTTAATGATACAGGAGAACCAGTAGGAGTGAAAGTAATATTTAACTTAGCTCGTGATGCTTTTCTTGAGGTTGGATGTACGTTGAGATGTTTTGCGTGAGATACAACCGACTCTCTCAATGAAGACGAATCTAAAAACATTTCGTTACCAAGCATATTTGCATAATACGCCATATAATGGCTATTGTAAGCTAGTAGGTCAACCAGTACAGCCATACCACTACCTTCAAAATCATAATCCTGAAATTTAGTTTGGCCTTTTAAAAATGTAACTAAGTTTGATTTGATACCATCAAACTCTAAGTCTGTGATTTGTAGTTTATCTGATGATGGCATTATTTATTCCTCTTTATTGATTCCACTCTTTTTCTTATATGTTCCGCAGATTGTTTATATCCTTTATGGGAAGCACTATTATTTTTTCTGTGTTCTTCAGAATGTTTTCTACCTTTTAATTTTTGACTTATTTTTATTTTAGTTTCTTCGGGAGTTATATATCCAAGCTTACGTTGTTTCCCTTTGTTTGATTTTACCTGTGCTTCTTTAAGTGCTTCCGCACAATCTATTTGTCCTGATAGTTGTCTCCAAGCAACTTCATCTTGCCACCTGCCATGTTTCTCAAAGAGTTTCTTATGAGCTTCTGCGTGTTCTGATATAGTAAGTGTAACTATATTAGATGGGTCATCACTACCACCAGCGTGTCTTGGTATTATATGATGTCTATGTGTTATCATCGAAGCCTCTCTAAAAATAATTCGATTGTTACTGGATTAGGATGGTTGACAACTCTAAATTCAATAGTTACATCAAAACCATTTCTGTCTAAATCACCACCAACAAAAACAGAAATAACTTCTG